CTTACCCTCCGCACCGGCAGAACACATCGTGCAGGTCCGGCAATGCCGCAGCGGGGCAGCCTCCTTAGTGCAAACCTGCTTCATGCTGCAGAACTTGCACCCAAAATATGTGGCATCGTCGCTGATGCCTGCTGGGCGCAACTGAGCATCAACAAGCTTACTGATCTTAGTTTTTAGCTTTTCCTGGTAATCTTTATCTTCTTTGATACGCTCAACGTAAAACTGTTCGTCATCCTTGCACACAGCAACGTAGAGAGCGCGGGTGAAACCTCCCAGCACCATACTGATCTGCACCTGCGCATAGTGCGTAGGTTTGGCGTCTTGCACGCCTTTCTTGACGAGGTTGCTAAAACTGTTCTTGTTGTGCGTCTTGACCTCGAGCACGTGCGGCTTGGTGCTTTCCGGGACATTTTTGACCACACCATCAATCTTGGTGATGAAGTGGCCAGTATGGTCGGTGAATTCAAACTGCCGACCATCCTCTCTCTTGTCCCAGACCGCTAAACCTGCTCGGCGCAAATCCTCAACGATCCGCTCCTCCTGCAGGTGCCCTGTTTCAAACAGACGAAGCATGCGTCCGTCAAACTGTTCTCGAGCGAACCCTCGCCAATCGAGCCAGATTTGACGGACGCACTCTTCACCGATGAAAGAGGAACCAAGCCGCCCCAGGTAAAGGTCAGGGTTGACCTTTATCTTCTCAATCGCAGCGTAGATACGACTAATGATCTGCTGCTCAGTCCGGGGCGGTATGGCTACCACGTTTCTTCAGTCCCAGGGGTTAGAGGACTTAGCTGCCGGGGCAGCGGGCTTGGCTGCCGGAGCAGGCGGCTTGCGAGCCGGTGCCGAGGCGCTGTCCACCTGATCAAATAGGAATGCCTTGATCCGGTTGCTGTCCTTGTAACCGCCGGTACCCTTCTCAATGCTCACCGCAGCGCGGAACGGCTTCTCAAGCAGCTTGTCGGTGTCGTCAGCGTCCGGCTTGCCGCAGGCAGTAGCCCACGCAACCAGCTGCTGACGCCCGATGCGCTGCGCCTTCTCGCTCGGGTTGTTGATGTTGAAGTTCTGCCAGAGCAAACGCCCAGAATATTCACCGCGAGTGACCTCAAACTTCACCTTGATGTAGCTGCCGTCTCCGCGAGAAGTCTCCTTCTCCTCAGCGTCTAGAGCCTTGAGCACGTACTCACCGTCAGGGATAGGATCGTACTCTGCCGGGGCAGAAACTTCAACTTCGTCAACGTTGAAACCGAACTTGGCCATGATGTTTCTCCTACTTTACTTAGCGATGGGGATCAGCTTCTCGAGATTTTCGATAGTCATCTCAATCTCGCTCGGGCAACTGTACCGGTTTTTCGCGGCGTAGGCGGGGTTCTCCACAAAGTGGAGCAGCCGCTCACCCGTGGTGACGCCGCGAGTTTTCTGGTTGTTGAATCCGCTGTCAGACTTCCGGATGATGACCTTAAAAGCCGCGAACGCGATGACGTCAGCCCACTCCTGCAATAGAGCGTTACAACGGTTCGGCAGCTTCGGCTGATAGCGGTCATACGGCTCGGTGCGGGGGTCTTCAAACTTGACCACCGCAGCGTGCGCGATGAGCACCACGTTCATGCCGCGCTTGAGACGCAGCACGTCCAGACCCTGCAGGATCTCGCGGAACTCCTCAGCAACGAGCATCTGCCCCTTGCCGTAAGCAAGATCCTTAGCTTCGTGGGAGGACTCCACGTTGCTGATGATGAGGGGCTCGATGAGCCAGTCAACGGAGTCGATCACAACAGTCTTGAAGTTGTGATCTTCCTTGATCAGCGTCTTGATATTCGACACGACGTCGTTGACGTGACTAGACTTAGGGAAGCTGGTCACATCAAGGGAGTCCAGACCATCTTCGGTGCTGATGAAGATCGGTGCCGGGAACTGGCTCGCCAGCGTAGACTTACCGATACCATGCCCGCCGTATATAACCACACGCGGCGGAACCATCTGCTTACCTCGCCGCAATCCGTCCAACCACGAAGGCTCTGCTTGAGCCGTCTTTTCTTTGGTCATGGTAGTTATCCTTTCCTTGTTAATCTTCGGTATCGCCGAAGTCTAAACTCATTTGGCCGAAATCCCACTCTTGAGGGATGTAAGAGAAAATCTCTCGGTCCCAACTGAGAACCTTTACGGTTTCTACTTCTTCTGTGATGACAGACATACACACGGCGCACAGAGTGGGGTCGCCGATCATCAAAAGATAATCGCCGTCCTTCCAATCATTAAGCACGCGGCGTGCTCGAGCCAAGAGTGCGCTGCTGTCATACGGCTTGCGCGGGCGACCAAACACCGCGCGCAGATTACCATACCGCTTTGCATCAGAGAAATCTTTGCTCGTGTCGGTTTGGACAACGAAAACTGTGTTACTGTCAGGCTTTTCCATTTCTAATCTTCCTAGCGGGTTTCGGGGGCGGGGCGATCAGGTTGAGATCCTCAGTTGTTAAGTAGTCTGAGCAACCTACCGAGACCGCAATTTTAATAGCCTCCTTCTTATACCAAATGTAATCAAGATCAGGAGGATGAGACATTTTATCGAGCAATATCATACATGCTCGCGCGCCTTCAGTTTTTGGCACCTTGTTACCGTTACTCCTGTACTTAATCGGCTCCAGCGCCGGGTCGTTTGACTGATACCAGCGAACAACCTTACCTAGATACTGACCAAGTTGTTCTCCACCCCCGGTTACGTTGCGAGCAGAGATAAAATCGCAGAACGGGGCCTTCTTGATGGTTTCATCAAAAGAGATCCCGTTTGCGAGCCACGCACCGACAGCGTCTGCACACACCTGCGCTGTCGGGTTCTTCCTCAAGGAGAGAGGGGCGTAGATACCCTTCACCTTAAGCTCACGGTTCGGTTTGACCGCGATGTAGTTGTTCACGTCTTTCATCGCCAGTGCGCGGTAAGGGGTGAATTCAAAACTAAACCGTGAAATCTCACTGAACTTCGCTACCACTTTCTGAACATGCTCATAGAGATCCTTCGAATACCTGACCGCTATACCGTCGGTGTTTGCACTAAGGGTTGTAGCTCCGGCGTGCTCAAGCCACTCTATAAGCATCAGAAGCGTAAATTGACCGGTGAGTGTGACGGCGAGCATCAGGTCCGGTGAATAGAGCACCGAATACTTACTCGCCAGCTTGCCGAAAGTGCCGTTGAGAGAAATCTTCAGCGTTGCGTCGGTGACTTTGTCACCCTTACGCTTCGCCTCAAGTCGCCGCTCGTAGATCTTCCGGTACTCGTTGACGAAGGCTTGCCCCAGGGTAGCGGGAATGAATCCGCACTCTAGGATGATGCTTGGGTAGAAAGAGGCTGCGTCAATGTCACAGATGATATCGTCACCGGCAACATGGCAGACCTGCTTGTCATGCACGCTGTGGATGCCACCGACACCCAGCTGGTATTCCCCCGCACCGAACTTAACAGTGCGCAGCCCAAGGAAGTCTGGCAGCTGAACATGGCCGGTCAGCGGGTTAACATTAAACCGGTGCCCGGCGACCTTATTGAGCAGATCCTGAAGCTCCGCGTTCCTAAATTTAAGGAAGCCCGGCGGGTTATAAGTTACGGTCTTAGGTATATCGTTATCCTTACGCTTCAGCCGCATACTGGTAATGTAGGCCTGCTCCGCCATCTGAGAGTCAGACTTACTCCGCATATCCGTGCCGTAGCGGCGGCTCATCTCAACCCGCAAAAGGATCTCTTTCTCAAGCTGATTGAGAAGCTCCACCGTAGTTTCAATGTCATTGTGGCAGTACTCAACGATCAACGGCTCCTGCTCGGGAGTGATGAACGTGTCGTGCGCGATAGGCATATCTTGCAGCCGAGGCATATGCATGCGCGCACCATAGGCTTTCAACCCGACGAACGACGGGGCAACCTCAATTAGGTCGATGTCGTCTGCTATCGCATCAACCAGGTTAAACTTACGCATAGCAACCCAAGGAGCAAGCCGGTTGACGATGATGTCGTCAGCCACCCGCTTGATTTCTATCTCAGTTCTACCTGCGCAAAAGGCAGCTACGACCACGTTATCAAACTCTTTGCTGTTGAATCCAACGAATGTAACATCAGGTTGCCCAACGAAACGAGCCAACCGCGCAGGTGCGCTCGGCTCGTGTCGCCAGAGGTCAAACCACTCGCCGGTCTCGACGTTCTTCGCGGAGAAGAGCGTGCGGTTCGGCAGGGTTTCAACGTCAAACACCCAGGTGGTCATTCGCCATGGGGTGGATACTGGTAGTATCCATCATAAAGTTGATGACGACCGGCTAGGGTCTGGGTATCATAACCGGTGCTCGGTTCTGAAATCTCACGGACCTCAAGCTCAATCAGTTTCTCAAGGAAATGTTGAGCCTTCTGCAGATCCTGCAAGCCGTTCTTTTCATGATACCGTTCAACATACTTTGTGATGCAACCCACAAAGTAACCACGACCATAAAGACGCCACTGGCGGTCCCAGTGCTCCTCGCCACCCTTCTTATAATGGTCGCCACCAATTTGGCGCTCGTTAGCACTCATATGACATCTCCTCAATAGCTAAAAACAGCTTATACTCTTCTGTCTTTAAAGACATTTGCAAGGCGTATGTTATGAAACGTTCATAAACCTCGTACATACGATCATTACCCAGGCTCATCTCTCGCACGCAGAAAAGTGCACCATGTGCGAGGTCCGCCAGCTTGAGCACCCGTTGCTCAGCTTCGGTCAGGTTTGGCCAATGTAACCCAGCCGCCTTCACCAGGCGCTCTTCAAGGTCAGAGACCTGGTCCCCGATACCGTAATCTCGCTTCGCCGGGGACGGGATGTCACCGGTATACTGCTCCGCGAGATCGTGATAGAGAGCAGCGATGAGCAACTCTCGACTCGCCTCGGGGTTGAGCGCAAGAACCAAACAGGCGACACCGTGAGAGTGATGCCCGACGGTTTCTCTCTGAATAGTGAACATTGTGTGATAGCGATTAACTTCGCCACCGCTCATTATGAATTTGAGAGATGTTTTCATGAGTTCCTCAGTTAGCGTTATGGTTGAGACTATACCCGGTTTCGCCGGGAAGGCAAGTGCTTTTCTGCTTCTCAAGCTTCTTATACTCCCTACGATTGATCCAATCTATCACCGCGCGAGACCAGTCACTCGCAGCGATTGACCGAGCGTATTCACGCCCATCACCCTGCTTATCTTTGCGCACCTTGCTGACCATAGCCATGGGTCGAGCGACGCTGTGAAAGAAAGAATGATAATAGCGACGGTCTTTGAAAGGATCAGAGCAGAAAGTTTCACAATCTTCTAGAAACAGTAGGTGGTCGTTGTTGTCCATTATACGGCGAGGTTCAACAGCGCCGCTAGCGTAGAGATCGTAGGTTTCGTGAACCGGGGGTTCTGTTATATATCGAGCCGCGTCGTAAAGCTCGGTATACAAGTGTAAGTTATTGCTAACCTGTCGGTATTCACCGAGGGGCAACATGATGGCAGAAGCGATAAACTCCTGCATAAAGCTGAAATGAACCGCGTTAGCGCCATACGCGCCCCACCAGATATCGTTACTCCGGTTAAACACGGTCATGTTTAGCGCACCGCCCCGCGTGTCAAAGATGACCTGGGTGTTGCACGCTTTATCCTTAGTCTTCAGGTAAAGATCCTGCTCGTCCCAAATCTGAACAACAGCCTGGCGCGTGCGGGGGTCTTGCTTCAAGTTTTCGATAACCATAACCAGCTGATCATAACCGAAGTGCTTGCGCCAGCGATATCCGTACGCGGCGTTAAACGTGACACCGTCGTCGCTGAATTCGCTCATCCGCTTGTTAAACTGAGTGAGGAACGCAACGTCGCGACGACCGGCGAGCATCCAAATTGATTCCATCAAGTGAAATATCGGATTGGCGTCCCGCCCTGCGTGAAACAGGACTCGTTCATCAGGCCGATCATACGTCGTCATAACGATGCCGGGAAACACGATGGCGGGGCCGTTCCGCGTCTGCTCAGGCTCAAGGTTTAGAATCTTGAGATCATGAAACACTTGACTGAAGGCCTCGTTCACGTTGCGAACGTAAAGCTCCATGCTCAAAACTCCTTCTCAGGTAGATACACAGTCTTCGGCTTACCTTCACCTAAGACCGTCCGGCAGTATTTGCTGTATTCGCACATCACATTCTGTACATCATGCAGCGTGAGGTCGTCAATACCGACCTCATCGATAATCTTATCCCTAATGTTAACTAACTCTCTGTTGAAATCTTGCTGGTTCCAGGCCGCAAACGGGGTACGGTCATGTAGATAATTGAGACCTCGGCTGCTCCCCGGACCGATAGGAGCGTAGGTGAAGATATCTTCGGCAGCACCGAGCTGGTCGCAATACGTAAGATCAGCCGCAACTTGCCCGGCCATGAAGCTGCTTATACCGAAACTAGTTGCCAACTCCTTCACGAACCTTTCAATATTCGGAGTCAAGCTGAATAGGATGTGGTCGATCTCGTAGCTGAGAGACGTAGCCGGTTTGATAATGTGCTTCGCGATAGCGAGGGACTTAACCCCGCCAGGGTCCATCTTAGTCGGGTAAACCATGTAGGCCCCGGAGTAAACCTTGTTACCGCGAGACTTAAACTCTTCAACCGCAGTTGAAAACTCAACAGGGTTGAATTCTTCAGCAGCCTGGAACAAGACATCCCTATCAATCAAAAACTGCAGGGTAGGTGGCCAGTTGATGATACGCGTGATCAACAAGATGAACCAGAGGTCCTGGCGCTGAGCATTCGGCTTGATCACATTTTCAATGATCCATCGAGAGACTCGGTCATCCTTACGGTGAATGTTGGTGAACTTGTACTTCGCGAGCACAGGGTCCTTGGTGTAAGGTTGCTCAAGCCCACGCTCCTTAATGATCCGGATGACCTCTCTCTCCCAAACGAAATAGAGTAGAGACTGCATTGAGCAAACAGTCTCAGCCGTCGGCATGGGATATGGGGCGGTGTCACGCATTCTCGTACTCCCGAATGATGTCGAGTAGTGCTTCGTGTATCGCCTTATGATCTATAAGCCTGACATCGTAACTGCCTTCGTTACGGAGATTACGGTAGCAGTTGGCTACAGACTCAAACTTGTCAATCAGGTTCTTCGGGTCAAACTCTTTCTCGTTACCTGCAGCGCGCCTGCGACCCTTCACGCGCTCAATGCACAGGTCTTGCGGGGTGTCGAGGAATGCGTAAACGTCGCACTTGGTGCCGTGAATAGCCTGCGTCACTTGACCGGCGAGGCCGCTCGCAGACACGAGAGCACCCTCATAAAGCACATGGCCGAGGGGGTACGCCTTCATGATCCTTTCGGCGATCTCAGCCTGGGTGCTAATGGCGTCGGTTCCCCCGCACGTGTTGTCATACTTACCGATGACGAACAGCGGAATCTTGATACCCGCTTCCTTCATGTCAAGCCGATACCCGGCGATCTTGGTGCCGCGCATCAACATTTCGCAGGGATAACCATTAAGAAACTCTCTCACCGCCGTCGTCTTACCTGATCCGAATGTTCCGGCTACACGCAGGATAATGTGCTTCACAGGAAAAGCTCTCCTCTAAATGGCATGCCGACCTTGGGAAACAGCGCCGCCTTCTGCTTAATCGTCATACGCCCATCAGCGCACTCGTCGCGCAGCCACTTCGGTAGCGTAGTGCGGATGTCTCGGAACACGCTGGTGAACTGGTGCTGGTTACGCGCCTCAGCCAACTCAATGCGCTCCCAAGCCATGTCGGCATATACACCGGGATAACGGCGACCGAAGAAATGGTTTTTGAAAGTGCAAAGGTTGCTCTCTAGCGTGAACCGGTTAGCGTTTAGCACGTCAGGATGGGCCTCGCGGAACCCATTGAGGAAATCATACGAGTCCTCGTTGAGACCGGCGCAGAGAGTTTTGAAGTCCTGGTAGTCTCCGTTGAACCCGTTGTTAGCTCGTTTGTCCCAAATCAAGTGATCCTGCCCGAGCAAAAACAGCATACCGTTACGGTGAGACTTGCTACCTGACTTATCCTCGAACAGTAGGTCGTCGCAGTCTGCGCCAAAACCGTTCAGGTGGACGTACTCCAGATAACTGAACGATGACAGGCGACCGAACGAATGGTAGTTGTTACGTACCAGGTTCCAGAGCTCCTGGTAAGTTTTACCGGTTAGCATCTTCTCCTGCGAGCCGTGGTCAGCGACCAGCTGCGCATAAGTTTGGATGGCCTGCACCGTGTCCTTCTTCTGATATCGGCGATCGGTGTCAAACTGGAGGGTCTCCCACTCAGTGTTGAACCAATCGGTGAACCTGGTGAGCATCGCTCCGGCAGGCGGAACCTGCCCCAGCTGCTTCATCAGCCGGAGTGACGTGATCGGGTTCTGGGTGAGACCGTTGAGGAAGGCGAACCAGAGCTTCTCTTCGTTATCCCAGTTATTGATATCGGCGAGTGCCGGCATGTAGAGGTATACGAGACCCGGCATGATACCGTGTTTGAGGTTGAGCTCGTATAGCTTATCAAAGTAGAGGTATCGGTTTTCTACGGTTCTGTAGTCAAGCATTTTCCAGCCTCCGCGTGTAGAAAGGCTCAATGACCTTCTGGTTGGGTGCCGAGCCGACGATCCAGAACCCGGTCCGGTCGTCCTGCTCGATGGGGTCGTGATTACGCAGCCACCGCCACATCTTAGCTTCGTAAGTGGGGTGAAACGTGATACCGTCGAAGTTTTCTCCGGTGAAGTGGTCGGAGTACTTACTGAACCCGGTGTCGTGCAGGCTGTGATGCCGCCACTTGAAAGGTAGGCTGTCAATGTCCATACCGATGTGTTGAAACCGGGCTTTCATCCAGGGTAACTTGTTCGGCCCGATACCGATAGTGAAGAGCTCCTTCACATTCTTCGGGTCGCGCATGAGACCTAGGATCACGCTGGTCAGCGAGTTGCAGGAACCTGCGGGTACAATCAACCGGGTGATTTCGTCAGGCATGTTACGCACCTGATACGCGCCGACCTCATGGAACTTACGTACATTGTCAGGGTCATACTTGTCATGCGGCACGGTGATACCGTACTCAACCACTAGGGAGTTACCCTTAGTAGCGTCGGCAACCTTGCGCTGGATAATGGGGTTATATGGCCCACCAGCATACTCAAACACAGCGCCGAAACCGTGAGCAATGCGCGGATTCTCGTGCTTGAGCACGGTCCCCGGCTTACTGTAAACAATCTGCCGAGCCGGCAAGCCATAATGGGCACCGACGATGGCGCTCATGCTCAGCTGCGGGGACTGGATGCTCGCCCCCGTGACGATGTGGTTCTTACCCTGCCGGAACCGGTTGACGTACCAAACCAGCTGGCGCATCTTAGAGCCGTTGGGACCACCGTAGCCTAGCGGGGCAAAGTAGTCGTCCCGCTTAAACCAGATACCCTGCCGGTTCTGCCACGGCGTGAACGCGCCGAGGTAGTCCTCCCACTTAACCTCGTCACGATCAAGAGAGTAATTGGGGAATACGCTGTCGGCCATCATACGTTCACCAGTTGGAAAGTTCGGTTGTTGATCGTAACGCTCAACTGCTCCCCCTGCTTGGCGGCGAGGTAAAGCTTTGCGGTGAGACGATCTTGCTGCCCGCTCGTCATCCAATCTTGATTAGCGAGCCACATCTGGTAGGCGTTTTTCCAGGTCTCACCTGTTTCAACGCACGTGATGGTGCGGTCGAGCTTGAGAGACGACTGCATCGCCGGACGAGTATTCTTATCAGCTTTTTGCTTCATCACCTTCACCGGGTCTGAGATTTGGAGACTCTTAAAGAGGTCAGAGCAACGGCGCAAAGCCGTTTTGCGGTCACTAAACCGTTTGATGGAAACAGCGGCGTGCCGGTTGTAAAAATCGACAAGCTGCGTGGTGGAAAGGGTTTCAAAGTTCATTGCAGGTCTCCAGTTATCAGGTTATGAGAGCATGTTACCCCGCATGAACGGGAAGGTAAAGGGGGCTGAGAAATTTTTCAGCCCCCAAGGCTAAAATCTTTCAAAGTTTGGCGTTGAGGAAATCCAGATGACCCATGCGATGGAAACCGCCCTCAATTTCGATCATCAGGTTGGGGATAGATCCCTCGAGGTGCTTCTCAATGAACCACCAGAGGGCTTTAGCGGTGCTAGGTCCGCCATATTCCACCAGCTGCATGTATGGAATAAATTTATCTTCGTCGCGTTCGGTGTCGCCGTCTTTCACCTTTTCAACATATTTGTGAACCCGAGGCGTGGCGATGAAGCCGCACTTGTCAGGCCTCATCCATTCCGGGAAAAATGATTCACTGAGATACCCGCAGCGATAAGACACGCAGGGGCTCTCCGGACGATTTTCATAAATCGAACACCCGCCCTGCTTGAGAAAGAAACATGGCCTACCCTTGAAGAAGTAATGCCCATGGGCTTTACCGCTGAGGGCTCCTGAACAGCAAGCGGTACACTCACCGCAAGATTTCTTTAAGTCACCAACGACAACAATCTGGTTTGCCATCACACGAGCCTTGCTTCTACAGGTTGATCAGGTTGATTTTGGTACTTACCGTCACCATAATCGGCGTCATTAATTAGTGCGTGGAACAAAACCTGAGCGATGCCGACCCCGGCAGGGATGACGAGCTCACCGGTGCCATGGTAAACGAGTTCCAGCGTCAAGTAGCCTTCCCAACCCGGCTCAATGACCGTGTTGAAAACGCTGAGGGCTTGGCGTGCCCAGGTTGACTTGTCGTGCACGATGCCGACGAGGTGCACTGGCATGTGAAACTTTTCCAGCGTAGACGCCAGGGTGAACCGGTTTTTCGGGTTCAGCTTCACTTCCTGCTTGATACGGATATCATACCCGGCTTCGCTTAAGCCATGACTGACGCCGTGTGCTCGATGCTTACCGTCCAGCATGGGGCTGAGGGGCGCTGCCCGTAAAAGCGAGTTTCCGTTAATGATCATGTTTCACCTCACACGCTATATTTACCTCGGGATTCTCGCGTTTCTTCAACAACGCGAATGAAAGTCTTAGCTCTTCCGACGGGCTTGTCATAATCTACATTCTCAAGGATACCGTCTCTGATGAGTTGGTCAATCGCCTTCTCTTTTCTATCTTGAGAACCTTTAATGCCACCCTGAGAAACTGGCAAGCGTTCATAATGCGTGCGGGATTTGTCAGGGTCGCGGCGGATAAGATCAATTATGTCAGAGCACAGTTTGTTCCAATGTTCCTGCTCTTTCTGATCCTTCCTATCTTCCTTGATCTGGGCCCTCTCACCTGGCTTCAATGGGCGGGCGACCGAGTGAGAGAACCAGATCTCTTTATCGTTACCCAAGACGTCTTTATGCTTCTCTTTGTTAGACACGAGGTCGAAGGCGAGCTCGGAAAATGCGGTTGGGAACCGCACCTTGGTCACTTTAAGTATGCGGGGAGCTTCCTGTGTTTCACCGTCTTTGAACACAGTATAGACGCCTTGGGCGTCACCGGTCCAAGCAGATGCGCCTCGGGGGCTAAGGAAGTCAGACTCAAACGTTCCTAGTGCTTTAGCCGTGTGGCTGACAATGATGATAGGAAACGCTTGAAACGCTCGCTTGATGTACGCCATCGCGCGCCCGACCTCGGCATTGTCATTTTCGTTTTCCATATCAAAAACTGCGTTCGCTGTATCAAACACCACCAGCGGAAGCGCAAGATGATACGTTCCATCAGCTTTTTCATTTTGGACCACCCATCCCTTATATTCTTCGGCGACCTGAGACACCACCCTCGGGTCGAGCCTCTGCGCGTTAATCACACGAACCCGCTCGTCAAAAGCGGACACAGGCATACCCGTGTATCCCCATGAGTACAGGGAGTAAATCACTCGCTGAACCTGGATTACGGACTCCGTGATGATGATCACATTCCGCCTTACCGTCGGTTTCAGCGCGTAATCGGGCGGGCATAAATGTGCTGCGGCTAGAGCGAGGGGGACGGTGAGGGTCGTTTTACCCACACCGGGAGCACCAGCTAATACGTTAACACCTATGCTCATGAAGTCATCATAGACGTATTCGTAGACTGTGACAGCACCGGCACCTGAATTCGGCTCAGCTCTCTGCAGGCTGAGAGGATGCAGGTTGTTTTCGCCGTCCGGCCTAGTTACGACGGGTTCTTTGTCAGCCCCCCGCCAGCCGTTGTCAATCGCCATCCTGAATATGGAGCGATACGTGATGCTGTGGGGGCGGTCGATGTCCCGCTCCCACTTGCGTCTCTGGGCAGCCGCATCAAACTTATCAGACCGCGACGACCACTCAGTCCAAATCTTGTAACCGTTCTCGCCATACGGTTTGAGCACTAGGCCAACGTTCACCCAGGTGGTGTAATCGTCGGAGTCAACATACTGGAGCGCCGAGCGGAGATCGTCAAACGTCTGCGCGGTCGCGACCGGAACACCACCCCGCTCAACTAGGCTGTAGTTGACATGAGACCGGGATCGGGCAGCGATGTAGCGCGGCAACTGGCTCGGTTTCGCGGGCGACGATTTGCTCAGAGGTGACCTCCCCGCTGCCCAACGATAGTCTCCGCTCGAACCCAAAGTCGGCGCTACGCAGATGTAGCCGTTATGTTTTACATCAAGCCCCTTACCGATGGTTCCGGGGTAGGTTACACCCGCCTCAGCGAGGAAGAGGCGGTGCTCTCCGCCACCCTGAGTTATCGCGGTGCAGTCTGAGTGTAAAACCCCGTGCTCAGATTCAATCTTAGCGAGAGAGTCTCTACCGTCATTCTGCGGATCAATGTCTAATGCGAGTAAGCCGGACGCCGCCAGGCTAACACCTATACCAGCTTCAGGATCCACCGCCCACCAGTCGCGGATGACCTGCTCGTCTGTGCTCGCATCTTGGTGACCATTCGGGACAAGGTTAGTCTGCGGATGCTTACCCGGCGTATGGCCCTTCTCGTTGTGCGGGCGACCGCACCGGCATTGCCCCTGAGCGTCAACGGACCATACGGGCAGGACGTGCCAGCCGAGACGGGCATACGCCAGAGCGTAGTCAACCGGCTTCGGCTGATCATCAACGGCCCAAAGATGAGAGGGCGCTTTGCTCTTACTCATGCCCAGTGCTCCTCAACCACGTTCCAATACCTCCCTCTCTTACGAACCGTGACGGCTACAGGCTTGCGCGCACCCCTGAGCTGCCAAGAGAGGGATTTAGCCTCACAAGGCAACCTGACGGCGAGGGCGCGACTGCTGAAGAAGTCCAGCGTCTTGCGGTCCGGCGTTTCCGTGTTGATGAAATTGGCGGCGTCTATGCGCGCACCTTCCGGCGTCGTGCAGATATATTGAATGAGCAGAACCGGAGAATCTTTTTTGCGTTTGAGAGTTATCGCCACGCTGCTTACGTTATGAACAGTTACGATTAACTCGGCCCCGTCCTTAGCATCCTTCCCGGTCATCGGGTCTATAGGTGTGAGTGAGCGAACACCGGGGTAAATCTGCCTCTCTTTCTTCACGTAAGGCTGCCGGGGTACAGCTTCAACTTCAACAAGACCTTTCTCGCGGTAGAAAGTTTCGTACATGTCAACCCCGCCCAAGCGGATGAGGTTACCTACGTAATCTAACACGAGGCAGTTCTTTTTGGTCGGGCAAAGACGCGTACCTCTTCCTTGTATCTGTACCCAAAGAGATGACGAAAGCGTCGGGCGTAAACAAACTATACAGTCAAGAGAAGGAAAATCAAAACCAGTTGTTATCATGTCAACTGAGCAGAGGACTCGCGTCATCCCGGAAGTAAACCGCCCGATAGCCTCGTCACGCTCTTCTTGAGACATGCCTGCGTGGAGCACCGCCGTAGTCCAACCGGTCACACGATGAATGATCTCTGCGGTTTTCTTGGCGGCCTTAACCGTCGGGCAGTACACCGCGATGTGTTTACGTAAGGGTGCCAGCGCCGACAGTGACCGCGCAACTGCGCCGAGCCAGTCGTTGGTTTGCGCCTCAGCCACTTCAGACTGAACGTAGTCTCCGCTGACAGACACCGCGCCGAGATCGAGTTGTGTTTCTGTTTCAACTCCGATCAACGGGCAGAGCCAGCCGTCGGCTACAGCGCGAGGTACGGTATAGTTGTAGGCAAGTGTGTCGAACCAAAACTGCTCACCCGTGCCGTAGATGATCCCGTTGTCCATGCGCCAGGGCGTAGCTGTCATCGCCACCCGTTGAGCCTCCGGGTATCTACGTAGGATGTTCTCGTACAACGTCGGCTCACCTTCGTTGTGCGGGACGCGGTGAGCCTCGTCAATCACGATGAGGTCTGGCGGCTGCAGGTTGTCTAGCGCACCGGTTACGCTCTGGATCGTGCCGTAGGTGACGCCACCCCACATGTCCTTGCGCCCGAGCCCGGCACAAACGACAGCAGGCTCTAGACCTGCATAGCGCCGAAACGTTTCAGCATTTTGCTTCACTAGCTGCTGCACGTGAGTGAGCATCCAAGCCTGCTTGCCGACACGCCGGAAATGTTCTGTGAGAGCCGCGATGATTATAGACTTACCGGTGCCCGTGGCTAACTGCAGGACCGGGTTAGACCCGACTTTGAGAGCATGGAGTCCTGAATCTATCGCTTCTTGCTGGTAGGGTCTAAGCTGCATGTTGCCTCAGTTATCTGTTATGTCTACGCATTATACTCGCTTCTCGCCGCAAGGCAATGGTGGTGCCCGCCGGGGGACTCGAACCCCCACACCCCTTCGAGCTACGGATTTTAAGTCCGTTACGTCTACCGTTCCGTCAGGCGGGCATCTTTTAGGGCCTCAATCGCGATCTGCCGGGCATCCTCTCCAGCCTCATCGCCGTAAGTAGAATGTATTTTTCGAAGTGCTTCTTCATAAATTTTACGCATCGCGTCAAAGCGTGTAGATTTTTCAATCCAAGGCACGATGTCTCCATGCGCCTTGGATAAATCTTTTAACAATTTGTCGCGGTCACGACGAAGCCATTCAAGTTCGATCACCGCGTCAATTGGACGTAACATTAATTTTCTTCATCTTCGTCGTCAATTTCTTCAGCGGCGAAGATCATCGCAATCCCCCAGGACAACAGCCCCAC